TGTATATGAACACTTGACAGATATAGGATTTGATGTAGATGGATATGATGCTCCATATGATATAGGGGATTTTAGAACAAATAAGAAATATGATGTTGTCATACATCTTGCTGCAAATGCTGCTATTCGTGAGGCTCTTGAAAATCCTGATGCATTTTGGGAAAACAATGTAGAGAAATCTAAACCTATATTTGATTATTGTAGAGAGAATGATATTAGATGTTTGTATGCAAGTTCAGCTTCCGTCTATGAATGGTGGATGAATCCTTATGCAATATCTAAAAAAGTGAATGAGATACAAGCACCACCAAATAGTGTGGGTATGAGATTCTTTAATGTGTATGCAGAGAAGGTAAGTCGTCCAGATATGTTGTATCGTATGTTAGAGGATAAAACTGCAACTTATCTCACAAGACACAAAAGAGATTGGATACATGTAGATGATGTTGTTTTCGCTATTGCCACTTTAATACCCACTACATATACTGGAGTTATAGATGTTGGTACTGGAAATCCAGTAGCTGTACTTGACCTTGCTATGAAAATGGGAATGGGTCATTTACCTATTAAAGAAGATACGCCAGGCGAAAGAGATATCACATGTGCTGATACTACGGAGTTACGCAAACTTGGATGGATGCCAACAATAAATATTCTGGATACAGTACCTTAAATGAAACATTCTAAACTAGATCTCTTTGAGAACGTACTTGATAAGTTGGAGAAGAACGATGCCTCATCACAAAATATGGGAGAGTGGGAGGAAACCCTACTGCCGCCCAGACAAGGGAAAGAAAAAACCACAAATGTTACGTCAAGCACGTAAAAGGTTAGCCCAGTTTAAAAAGTTGCACACAAGACCTTCTGGCCACCGCCAGGGGTCTTATAATATGGCCATACACGCAACGAACCCATGACAGTTAAATTTGAAATTAAAGATCAACTTGCAAGATTACTTGCTACAGAGGATTTAATTGTAGAACATAAAAAAGTTGAGACTGCTAGTTTCAATGTAAACAGTAGAGTATTGATTCTACCCATGTGGGATAAAGCTTCTAACAATGTCTATGACTTGTTAGTTGGACATGAGGTTGGTCACGCATTATTCACACCGAATGTAGATATATCAAAGTTCAAAGCTCCTTCATCTTTCATCAATGTAGTTGAAGATGCAAGAATAGAAAAACTTATCAAACGTAAATTCCCTGGCCTCTGCAAGTCTTTCTTCCGTGGATATTGGGAGTTACATGAACAGGATTTCTTTGAGGTTCAAGGTCTTGAGGTTGGTGATATTTCTTTAATTGATCGTATCAATCTATATTATAAAGGAAACAAAGATATGGTTTTCTCAAATGAAGAGAATCAGTTTGTAGATAAAACTGGTAAGACAGAGACATTTAAAGAAGTTTGTGAATTAGCTGCAGAGATACATGCGTTTATGAAGGATCAGAAAAAGAAAGAGGAAGAAGAATTAGAAAAACTTGAAGATGTTACACCTGATGCAGATATGGATGATACTCCACAAAGTGGATCTGGAGAATCAGTTGATGAGGATGGAGAAGAGTCCGAAGGTGAAGATGATTCACATCCTTTATTTGATGATGGAGATAAGACTGAATCTGGTAGTTCTATATCAGTAGATAACTTACAGGGTGGTGATGAGTATGAAAAAGAAATAGATGAAGCACTCACAGATAAAAACCTATCTAAAAACTTAGAGAGTTTAATTGACAATTCTATGGGAAGAGAGACAACATACCTTAGTGTTCCATCTGTAAAAACAGATACCGTAGTTGTTTCACCTCAAGATGTATGGGATTACTTTGATAGAAAGACTGCAGAATTAGAAGCAGAGGAACATCACTATTACAACTATCAAGCAATACAATACTCATATGATGAGTACGATTCTTTCAAACAATCAGCTAAAAAGGAGGTTAACTATCTTGTCAAAGAATTCGAGTGCCGTAAGTCTGCGACAGCTTATGCTCGTGCTACTACTAGTCGTACTGGTATCCTCGATACAACTAAGTTACACACTTACAAATACAATGAAGACTTATTTAAAAAGATATCTGTAATTCCAGAGGGTAAGAATCATGGATTAATCTTTATACTTGATTGGTCTGGTTCAATGAATTTTGTTCTCAGAGATACAGTAAAACAGTTACTAAACTTAGTTTGGTTTTGTAAGAAGGTAAAGATTCCTTTTAATGTATATGCTTTTACAAATGAGTGGTATCGTAATTGTGATGATAACAGAATACCTCAAATGCCATATGGTGAGTTACTACATCAATCCTTTACAGATTACGAATTGAGAATCAATGATACATTCAATTTATTGAATATGATATCCAGTGATTCTTCAGTTAAAGAGTTTGAACAACATTGTAAAAATTTATTTTGTCTTGCTTGTAATTCTTCTAACTCATATAATTATCCAAGACTAAGTTTATCAGGCACTCCATTGAATGAAGCCATTGTAAGTTTACATTCTCTTATTCCAGAGTTCAAGAGTAAGTACAAAGTTGAGAAACTAAACACAATTATTCTAACTGATGGTGAATCTCAAACTATGGGATACAATAAGTCATATATGGGAAGAGATGGTGAAACTTTACATGGACACTACAGTGTGAGTAGTTATGGATGTTCATTGAGAGATCGTAAACTTGGTAGAACCTATAACTTTGATAATGACTGGGCTGGTCTTACAAAAGTATTACTACAGAATATATCTGAGAAATTTCCAGAAGTTAATTTCATAGGTATTAGATTGATGCAAGGAAGTGACGCTCGTAGATTTATTGCTAATTCTACTAATTACGATTATGATATGACTGATAAGATGATGAGAGTTTGGAAGAAACAAAGATCTATTGCATTAGATAATACTGGATACAAAAAGTATTTTGGTATGTCAGCTGCTGCTCTTGCAAATGAAGATACATTTGAAGTTCAACAAGATGCAACTAAATCTCAGATCAAAAGAGCTTTCTCAAAATCACTCAGTGCAAAGAAGCTAAATAAGAAGATACTATCACAGTTCATGGAACTCATTGCATAATGGCAACTCTTGAAAGACACTCTTACAAAAAGGTAGGTGATGAATGGCAGATTACAAAAACCATGAAACTCACCTATGAAAAAATACCTTATAGTTTGAGTTGTCTTTCACCATGTCTTGTTAAACTTGAGGAGTGTTTAACTCCAGATCTATTAACACCGAAGTATAGAGAAGAGAATAAGACTAATCCGATGTATGGTCATTGTTATCATACAACTCAGGCCATGTATTACCTATTAGATACAGACACATTAGATATTATGAGTGCAACTGATTGGAGAGGAGATAAACATTGGTGGTTAAGAGATAGAGAGTCTAGTTATGATATTGATATGACTTTAGATCAATACTATTCTATTGGTAAAGAACCACCATATGCAGATGGTAAGGTATCAAAATGGTATGGATGGAAACATAGACCACATGGTAGAACATTGAAACTTATTGAAAAAATGCAGCCTGATGTTGCACAAATCAAAACTTTGTGGTATCATTAAAATAATAGTTATATAAAGATGAGTAGACCAGATTGTGTAATTAAAATAGATACTTCCATCTTAGATGGTAAAGAAGTTGATTGGAATAAAATTAGAGCTTACGTTTATCAATACAAAGTTCTTGAAGGACGTTATATTAATTGTAAATATACAGGATCTCGTAAAATGAAAACTCTTTCTGAAAGACCATTTGACGGATCATATTGGGGTAGTTCAACTAGCGACGAATTTAAAGACTTGTTTTCTAGTGGAACTAAGATGGAGTTAAAATTATTAGATATTGGAACATATGAAGATATGTTAAATTTAGAACATGAATTACAGAAAGAAAAAAATGTTATAAAAAATCCTGAGTATTTTAACAAAGCTGTTACTAAAACTGCGTGGATAGAACCTTTAAACAAAGTTATCGCAGATTTATTATACAGAGATGTTAAAAATTATGATGTAATGGTAAAAAATCCCGAACATTATACTAAGGAAGATTTGAAAACTATGAAACTTAACCTAGATTTCATGATTTCTTTATGGGATAAATCATATTTAAAAACTCTTGGATATGTTCAAGTAAGAGAAAAGGAAAATGCTAGACATATCACTGACATAGCTGGATATATGAGAGATAAGGGTGATGCATTAGGTGCTAATTATATTTTAATATGGGAAAGTGATTTAAAAATTGGTAATGGCAATTGCACATTAAAAGCTGCGTTATTAGTAGCTTCAATAACTAAATGTAAAGTGATTATAATACCAGAGTCGTTTGAGAAATTACATAAATTGAAAGAAAGAGATAGAAGACACATAGGAAATTTATTTAATAAAATTAATAGAGAAAGAACTGATGAAATTAGTAAGGGTGATGTAATAAAAGATTTAATTTATGATTATCAACATTACAAAATTCCTTTTGATAGTAAAAGAAATAAAGACTTGTTAGTTAAAGATTATAATTTTCATATAAACACTGCTAATTCGATTATAAAAGACTCTGAAATTGAATATAAAAGGAATCAACAAAAATCAACACATAGAACTGCTATCATATACAATAAAAAAACTCACCCTGATGATCATGACAATCTAATTAAAAAGGAAACAGAATTGTCTGATGAAAATACATTAGTAATTACAGGATCGAGTGGTGGTTGGAAATCATTTTATGTGCAAACTCATGAGGAGATTTTAAAAAATTTAGATAAACAACATATAATATGTCTAATACATCATGGCGATGGCCTAAAAGCAGATCCTGTTGAGAATAGAGAAAAATGGGATGGTAATACAACTATCAAAGGAAGGAAAGAAAGGTTTGAACCAACTATGAAACACATTGTTGAAAAATTAGAACCAATTATAAAGAAAGATAAATTTGGTGTCACATTTGAAGTGAAGAGAACTTTTCGTATTGAATACATGCCATTCGATAAAGCAGATAGTAAATAAATGATTAATAATCCAATTTAAAAAGCTGCACAAGACCCCTTTACAGGAGGTCTTTTTTTGTCTATTATTGATATATACATAAAACAAGTTAAATCATGTTCCTTTCTGATCTTTTAAACTCTCTACGTGAAACTTATGGTAACAAAATTACTACAGGTGATCTTCGTGGATATGCTGCTGCTCACGGTGTTTCATATCGTAGCATCACTAAAAAAATTGTAAAATATAAAACTGGTCGTGGTAAATGGAACCTGACCGTATCTCAAGCCCGCAAACAATTAGAGAAAGCTGTGGCTGCACCATCCGCTACTCCAGCAGTAGAAAGAAACCTTATCCCCGATAAAGATGATACCTTCGTTAAGTTTGGCTCGTTTTCAGATATTAAGAAGATTATTTCTTCTAAGTTATTTTATCCTACTTTCATCACTGGCTTGTCAGGTAATGGTAAGACTTTTGGTGTCGAGCAAGCCTGTGCTCAATTAAAGAGAGAAATTATTCGTGTAAACATTACTATTGAAACAGATGAAGATGATCTTATTGGCGGTTTCCGTCTTGTTAATGGCGAAACCGTATGGCACAATGGCCCAGTCATCGAAGCACTTGAGCGAGGTGCAATCTTGCTCCTTGACGAGATCGACCTTGCCTCTAACAAGATTCTCTGCCTTCAATCAGTCCTTGAGGGAAATGGAGTTTTTCTTAAAAAAATTGGAAGATTCGTTAAACCAAATGGAGGATTCAACATATTCGCCACCGCAAATACTAAAGGTAAGGGTTCAGACGACGGAAGATTTATTGGAACTAACGTGCTCAATGAAGCCTTCCTTGAAAGATTCCCAGTCACCTTCGAGCAAGACTATCCATCTCCCTCAGTAGAGATAAAGATCCTAGACAAAATTGCACTTGGTCTTGGTGTTAAAGATGGTGAGTTTATCAAGAAACTTGTTGATTGGGCTGACATCATTCGTAAGACATTCTATGATGGTGGTGTTGAAGATATCATCAGTACAAGACGTTTAGTTCACGTTCTTCGTGCATACGCTATCTTTGGTGATAAACTCAAGTCAATCAAGATGTGTCTAAACAGATTTGATGAAGAGACAAAACAGTCTTTCCTTGAACTCTATGACAAAGTAGATGCAGATGTTGACATTACTAAGGAGGAGGTGTTATAATGGTAAATGCATGGAGTCTTGCTGGCTCAATATTATCTGGAACATTCGATGAGGATTATCCTATTGTGAAAAATGAAGTAGAACATTCAGATGCCTATTACGATTATAAACGTAATGATCCTGATGCAGAAAACCCTTTTACTGATCCTAAAGACAGAGAAAGAGCTGACTTTGTAGTTGGTGCTGGTAATACTGCAGTAGATAAAGATCTGGAGTGGATAGAAAAGTCTGGTGGATATGAATGGACACCAGGCTCACCTTGGCCACCAGAGGTTCCTGATGATCAATACACTCAGGCCTTTGATCATCTAATAGACACTAGTGTTGGTGCAGGTAATACTGCTCATGAAGATGATGGACTTGATTATGAAGTCAATTATTATGGTGACTACATGGCGGATATAGATGATCAAAGAGCTCATCATTTTACAATTACATCTCCTGAGAAAGATGATGTTTTTAAATATTCTGAAGATGAGATTCTTAAGGATGTCAAAGACTATATTGCCAGTACGTACTCTGCCCATTATACTTCTAAAGGATCTCAAATTCAAACTCTGGATTTGATAGAGAGTATTGGTGATGCAGAATCATTCTGTAGAGCTAATGCAATCAAATATCTTTCTCGGTTTGGAAAGAAGAATGGTAAATCCAAATTTGACTTATTCAAAGCCATGCATTATTGTACACTCTTATATTATTTCTCAGGTTTAACAAATGAAAGTATCGACTCAAATGAAACTATCTAGTAACACAACAAACATACTTAAGAACTTTTCACAGATTAATCAGTCTATTCTGATTAAAGAAGGTAATAAGTTAAAAACAATATCTGTGATGAAAAACATTCTTGCTGAAGCTGAGGTAGAAGAAGAATTTGAGAAAGACTTTGCGATCTATGATCTCAATCAATTCCTAAGTGGTTTAAGTCTTTATGATGCACCTGATCTAGAGTTTGGAGATTCTTATCTTACAATTCGTGATGGTCGTCGTCGTGCAAAATACTTCTTTGCAGATCCTGATGTCATTGTTTCACCACCAGAAAAGGAAATAAGTTTGCCAACACAGGATGTTTGTTTTACAGTTGCTACACAACAACTAGACAAACTTCTAAAGGCTGCTGCAATCTATCAAGTACCTGATCTATCAGTGATTAGTCGTAATGGTAAGATTGAGATTATTGTTCGTGATAAGAAGAATGATACCTCACATGAGTTTAGTGAAGAAGTAGGAGAGACAACTGATGATTTCTCATTCAACTTCAAAGTTGAGAATATTAAGATTATTCCTGGCTCATATGACGTTGTAATCTCAAGTAAATTACTTGCAGAGTTCACTAATAAAAACACAGATCTTAAATACTATATTGCCTTAGAACCTGATTCCACTTTTGGTTAATTTAAATGCTTCGTAATGATTTTCTTTGGGTTGAAAAGTATAGACCTAAAACAATTGATGACTGTATACTACCTGACACTATTAAGAAAACCTTCCAAGATTTTTTGGGAGTTGGAGAGATACCAAATCTCCTTCTTAGTGGCCCTCCAGGCGTCGGAAAGACTACGGTTGCCCGAGCGTTGTGTGAAGAACTGGGTTCAGATTACATTATAATTAATGGATCTGATGAAGGTAGATTTTTAGATACTGTAAGAAACCAAGCTAAGAACTTTGCGTCTACAGTATCCTTACAACAAACTGGTGTTCATAAAGTTATCATCATTGATGAGGCTGATAATACCACACATGATGTACAACTTTTATTGAGAGCTAACATAGAAACTTTCTATAAGAACTGTAGATTTATTTTTACATGTAATTATAAAAACAAACTAATTGAACCATTACATTCAAGATGTGCGGTCATTGATTTCTCTATTAACAATAAGACAAAACCTGCAATCGCTGCATCATTCTTTAAAAGATTGAATGATATCTTAGAGATTGAAAGAGTCGAATCTGATAAGAAAGTATTGGTGGAATTAGTTAATAAACACTTTCCTGATTGGAGGAGAGTTCTCAATGAGTGTCAAAGGTATTCGATTGGTGGTAAGATAGATACTGGTATACTCGCAACATTCTCGGACGTTAAGATTCATGATCTTGTTAAAAATCTTAAAGAGAAAAACTTTAAAGAAGTACGTAAATGGTGCATCAATAGCTTGGACAATGATCCTTCTGTTTTATTGCGTAGAGTTTATGATGCTCTTTACGATGCCCTCGACGGCCCTAGTGTTGCTGCTGCTGTCCTCATCATTGCTCGCTACCAGTATCAAATCGCCTTTGTCGCAGATCAAGAAATTAATCTTTTGGCGGCGTTAACTGAAATTATGGTGGAGTGTAAATTTAAGTAGTATGATTAAATCATTCGGTTTATTAATTTTAAGATTATCAATAGGAACTATGCTGATACATCATGGTTATGAAAAGACAGCGGACATACAAAACTTTGCTGATGCATTTGTAAGACCTATAGGATTACCGTTTCCAATATTGTCATCGTATATTGCAGCATACTCTGAGATCTATGGTAGTTGGTTATTGATAGCAGGCCTGTTTACAAGATTCGCAGCACTATCAATCGTAGGTACAATAGGTGTGGCCATATATCATGCAATTGTAACCGCAGGGTTTAATATCTATCTATTAGAACTTCTGATTCTGTATATGGGTGGAACATTATGTATCCTTTTACTTGGATCAGGAGACTTTGCTATAGATACCGTTCTCAATAGGTTTGGAATTAAATTTAATAAACGTTTACCTTTTGAATGATGAAATATAATCAGATCTGTTTAACATTATTAGTAATTATAAACCTCTTAAATTATTTAAAATGAATTGTTGGCATTGTAACACCGAATTGATCTGGGGTGGAGATCATGATATTGACGAAGATGATAGTATGGTGTATGATATGGTTACAAACCTTACATGCCCAAAGTGTGAATCTTATGTAGAAGTTTATCATAAGTTTCAAAAATAATTATGTTATTAAAAGAACAAGATGCCGCTTATGCAGCTGACAAGTTCATCAACTATTTTTCTAATATGGATAGGATTGATGAATATCTGCGTAATGTAAAAATGGAACGTGTACTAAGTCGTAGTCCTCTCTCTCAGTTCTATGAGGAGGAGGATACTCATGGTATGTTTACTGCATATGATATGCATCCAGAGGATATGGATATTGCTTGTTATGAAGCTAGAGATCTAAAGAAGACAAGTGGTAGAATATCTGGTATTCGTTCACTCAAAGAATTTAATGAGAAGTTACAGATTACAACATCTCATGCAATAGAAGATTCTGTGCCAGGAAAGTCTTTGAAGTGGATGGTTGTAGAAAAGAATACAAATACAATTATAGGATTCTGTAGATTTGGATCTCCAACAATCAATTCTAAACCACGTAATGATTGGTTAGGTACAACACCCGATCTAGGTATCTTTAATCGTCATGCAATCATGGGATTTATTATTGTTCCAACTCAACCATTTGGATACAATTGTCTTGGTGGTAAATTATTGGCTATGTTGTGTTGCACACATGAAGTTAGAGATATATTAAATAAGAAATATGATGCAGATATTTGTCACTTTGAAACTACATCTCTTTATGGTACTACAAAGAGTTCATCACAGTATGATGGATTGAAACCTATACTAAGATACAAAGGTCTTACACAAAGTAATTTCACTCCTTTACTTCATGATCACATATTCAAGGATTTAAACAAATGGTTTATAGAGAGAAACAATGGAGATCTGTTGGTAAAGGCCGACGCATCGAGTCGCAAGTTAAAGACTCAGACCAAGATGATAGCTATAATCAAAAAGAACTTGTCTTCTCAAAAGGCTGTGGACTTCCAGACTGCGATTGCAAATGCAACAGCAATGACTGAGAAGAAGAGAACATATTTTTCTAACTATGGTTTCCAGAATGTTAGAGAAGTATTACTCGGAGAAGATAAACAGTTAGTGGAAAATCCACAAAACTTTGAGAAGTTTTATATGGATTCTGTTATCAAGAAGTGGAAGAAGATGGCTACAAAAAGATATAATAAGTTAAAGGAGTGTGGAAGTTTACGAACTGAGCTTGAAGTATGGACAAAGGACATGGATATTGATATAATAAGATGAGAAACATATGGAAGATATGGAAGTATGCTCTTGGTTCTTTCCAAGATGAAACAACTAAAAATTATGATAATATAATTTGTGTCATTCGATCTTTTATTTTTCTCCAATTAGTAATCACTAATTGTTTTATCGTTGCAGGGAACATACGACACTGGAACGACCATTATACACCTCCTCATTATGAACATATTTGTGACTGATCCAGACCCTGTTGCTTCTGCACAGGTCTTACCTGACAAACACATCGTCAAGATGCCATTAGAGACATGTCAAATGTTATCTATCGTTGCTTCTGATAAGTGGGGTCATGGTTTTGGTGTTCTACCTAAAGTAGATGGTACACCATACAAAACTGACAAAGGTGCATTTCGTAATCACCCATGTACAATTTGGGCTCAGACTAATTTCCGTTGGTTGATTGATCATGGTCTTGCTTTATGTGCTGAGTACACACATAGATACAACAAGGTACATAGTTGTCAGTATACTATTGAATGTGCCGACATAATCTTCCCTGATTGTGAACCACCTAGATCCTTTACACGAGCAATGCCTGATGAGTATAAACATGACACAAGCATTGACACTTTTACTGCTTACAAGAATTACATTGGCAGCAAACCTTGGGCTGCATCTAATTATCTTCGTGACCCATCCAGAAAACCAGATTGGTTATGACTGAGTTAATTAAGAAAAACGATTCACGTTACTTTTCCGAAACAAGTAGTGAGCCTTATGATCGTCATTATTATAAATTAGTTTATGACAATAAAGAAATTGTTGTAAAAACATGGGAAGAAGTAAAAGAATATTGGTGGAATACAAAATCTTTTAATCCACCTGTTATCCATGTTCTTGATAAACCAAAGAAAAAATCTAAAGGATTTTAATGAAACTAACAAAAGAAATTATTGACCAGATACAAGAAGCAATGCTTCACACCAAAAAGAATGGTGATATAAATTGGCAAGATGGGGATGAGATTGATGTCAATCTTGCAGGGACATTTGCCGCTGATAGATTTATTGTTCTTGTTAATAGAACAAAGAGTAGTACATCCAAACATAATATGATATAATGGATAAGAAGATAAAAGATTTTATCGAAAAATGGAAAAAACGTTTGCGTTTTCCTAAAATGTTACCACCACCATCTTGCCCCGCATAAACTATGTTATTTTTATCATGTCCGCCTGTATATACATTACCTGGCACTTGGACTAAATGTAATGCTCTTATACCTCATTACAATGCTGATCCGAACACAACTTTTGGAATTACTATATTAGTAATACTAGTAATACTATCTGGGTTTGGAATCTATAAATCATTCTTCAATAACGAAGGCCTTACCGATCAATGGGATGATCATGACGATTGAATTAAAAGATTGGCTAAATTCTATTAATCTCAATAAGAATAATATCATCAAAGAAGATCCAGATAGTGAACGTAAATATGCACCGTTTATTATTAACAAGTGTATGTCTGGACATTTGGATACAGTTCTATTGGCTAATGAAATGAATATGAATCATTCATTACCCAAGTCTCTCCAATATAATTTTTTTCTAAATAGTGTGAGGAAAAAGAAGAGATTCTCTCCTTGGTTGCGAAAAGATAAGGTTAAAGATCTTGACTGTGTGAAACGTTACTATGGTTATAGTAATCAAAAAGCATTACAAGCTCTACGCATTTTATCTCCCGAACAAATTGTATTGATTAAATCTAAACTTGAGATTGGAGGCAAAAGATGAATATCGTGGAACCAGTAGTGCAATGGACTCCTGATAATATGATTGAAGTGGCTCTCAGAGAGCCTGATGATTTTCTGAAAGTACGTGAGACATTAACACGTATTGGAGTCGCATCAAGAAAGGAGAAAAAACTTTATCAATCCTGTCATATTTTACATAAACAAGGAAAATATTTTATAGTTCACTTTAAAGAACTATTTGCACTAGATGGTAAAACTGCGAATCTAACTCAGAATGATGTAGCCCGTAGAAATCGTATTACACAATTACTTGTTGACTGGGGACTAGTTGATCTTGTAGAAGAGAATCAGGAATTAGATATAGCTCCATTGAATCAAATAAAAGTTCTTGCTTATGGTGAGAAGAGTGAATGGATTTTAGAAACGAAATATAATATAGGTAAAAAACGAAAGGTTGAAGAATCTAAATAGTAAATGTGCGTTAGCAATAATCTTAAAATTTACCACCACTAAAAGAGTAGGGTTTTTACCTTACTCTTTTCTTAATATAAGGGTGTACTAAGTATAAATTTTTTTGTAAATAGTTATGTGTTTAATTCAAAACAATCTATGCATAATCTAATATCGTTCAACAGTTTGAGGCCTTGGATGAATCTCGAACGTGAGACATCTATGAATGACTCTGTTGATGACTACTTTGAATGTATTTCGGAATGTGATGTAAGGGACAAAACCTGCGTCAGCCATTGTAGAGTACTGCTGGACTAAGGAGGAAACCGAAGTGTTGTTGGGGGTTCACCACCCCCTATTTTAATGGCTAAGTGTTATAATTAGTAGTGTCGCCTTCGGGGACAAAACTTACACTCGCTTTTAAAGGAGAACTATGAACACACTATCAAGGTATCACTCTGCCAACCTTCCAGAGTTGATGAAAATTATTTCTAAGAATGGAATAGGAATGGACGATTATCTAAATCGGTTCTTTACCAATTCTTACGAAACCGCAACAAATTATCCACCTTATAATCTTATTCATGTAAATAATGTTGAGTCCGTACTAGAGATTGCTCTTGCTGGATTTAGTAAAAAAGAAATTAAGGTTTACACTGAATATGGAAAACTTACTATCGAAGGACAAAAAGAAATTAAGGAGACAGGATCCGAGTATGTCCATCAAGGCTTGGCTCAAAGATCTTTCAACAGAGCATGGACACTCGCAGATGATGTTGAAGTCGGGGATGTCTCATTTAAGGATGGACTCCTTACCATCAAACTGGGTAAAGTAGTACCAGATCATCATGCAAGAAAGGATTATCTTTAAATATGACAGGCTATGATTGGCATGTCATAAGAGACATACCTCCTGCTCATGGTAGTGGTAAGGAACCCATGTATGGAAGCATGGGTAAGTCAACCAAACCAGATCCAAATCGTAAGGTAACATATCCATGTGTGATACATGTAATATGTCTTGACTCACATAACACCAGTTGGTTTTATAAAAGGGAAGATGGCACTTACTATTGGCATCACAGTCGTAAAAATAAGGATGATGTATTCGTAGATGCAGATCAAATACAATTAGATCTATTTGGTGATCCTATATTGTCTAAAGAGTTCATCATGAAGGCAATATTATGAAATAATAAAGGGAGCTTGACTAAAATCAAGTTCCCTTTTATAATATAGGTAGTACTAAAAGAAAGAGGAATGACAGTTAAACTTCTCACATTGAAGCCAAGACAAGATGTGATTGCTGATATCGAAGAGATTAGAACTAAAGAGAAAAAACCAAAAGTAGTTGGTTATCAATTAACACATCCATATGTAATTACACTCTCAAGAGTTGATGAGGATGATACTAAACTTAGTGTAAATATAAGTAGATGGAATCCTTATTCTGCTGATGCAGTGTATCAGATTCCTGCTGACATAGTAAATGTGATCTGTGAACCACTTCCCAAGTTAAAAGAATCATGGGAAGAAAAAGTAAAAGCTGAAGAGGAAGCTATTGCTGCAGTAACTAACGAAGTAAAACCAACCAACACCGTAATTGAACAGGAATTATTAAATGAAGAACGTACAGATTCTGATACTAAAGAATGAAAAACTTCTTATCTCTGAAGTCATATCAATTGTACAAGAGATAGGAGAACCTGATTGCAAACTTGTAAAACCAAAATTACTTGGTGATGGTGCAACTGCAAAAGAAAGAATAACTGATTGGTTGAATTTTACTGATCAGGATGTTATAATGATCAGGTCGGATGATGTTCTTACATTTGTCGAACCGACCAAAGATCTTCTAGATTATTACTTGTCAATTACCTGATGCGATTTTATACAAACGTCCAAATGGTTGGGAATCAAATTCTGATTCGTGGTTATGAGGATGGTAAAAGATACTCGAATAGGGAGATCTATAATCCCACAATGTTCGTTTCATCTAAGAGTAAGAGTAAGTATAAAACATTAACTGGTGAGTATGTAGAACCAATACAGCCTGGCACTATAAAAGAAACTAGAGAGTTTATATCAAAGTATGATGGTGTAGACGGATTTAAGTTATATGGGTTTGAAAGATTTATCTATCAATTCATTTCTGATAATTATCCAGAAGATCAGATTGAATTTGACATTAGTAAAATTAAATTAGTTACAATTGATATTGAAACTAGATCTGAGAATGGATTCCCTGATGTGGAATCTGCCTCAGAAGAAATACTACTGGTTACTATACAAGACTATACCACTAAACAAATAATTACATGGGGAACAAGACCATTTAATAATACACATGATCATGTGGATTATAGACTTTGTAATGATGAGAATCATCTATTGAGCTCGTTCATACAATGGTGGATTGAAAATACTCCAGATGTTGTTACTGGTTGGAACTGTGAGTTCTTTGATATACCCTATATCACTGGTCGTCTTAACAGAGTATTAGGATCTAAATTGATGAAGAGGTTATCACCTTGGGGACTTGTAACTCAGAGTGATGTTGTTGTAAGAGGTCGTAAAAACTTTGTAGTTGATATTGGTGGTGTATCTGTTTTGGATTACATGCGTCTATACAAGTGGTCGCCTGGCACACCTAATCAAGAAAGCTTCCGTTTGGATTATATTGCACAACAAGAATTAGGACAGAAGAAACTTGACCACTCAGAGTTTGATACATTCAAAGACTTCTACACAAATGGTTGGCAGAAGTTTGTAGAATACAACATCATTGACGTTGAACTTGTTGACCGCATGGAAGACAAACTTAAGTTGATTGAACTTGCATTGACTATGGCTTATGATGCAAAAGTAAATTACCAAGATATATTCTTTCAAGTTCGACTTTGGGATTGTATCATATACAATGAACTTAAGAAAAGGCATATTGCAATACCTCAAAAGGTAGGATCTAAGAAAGATGAAAAGTATGCTGGTGCATATGTAAAAGAACCTATCCCAGGCAAATATGATTGGGTGGTATCTTTTGACCTTAACTCCCTGTATCCGCATTTGATTATGCAGTACAATATTTCTCCAGAGACACTCATAGACAAGAGACATCCATCAGCTACTGTTGATAGAATTCTTGGAGAAGAGATAAACTTTGAACTTTATAAAGATAATGCGATATGTCCAAATGGTGCAATGTATCGTAAGGACAAGAGAGGATTTCTGCCTGAACTTATGCAGAAATATTATGACGAACGTGTCATATATAAAAACAGAATGATCAAGGCGAAGAAGGCTTATGAGAAGACCCCTAGTAAATCATTGGAGAAGGAGATTGCAAGATGCAACAACATCCAAATGGCAAAGAAGATTTCTCTTAACTCTGCTTATGGTGCTATCGGCAATCAGTACTTCCGTTATTATAAACTAGAAAATGCTGAGGCGATAACCCTCTCTGGTCAGGTCTCTATTCGTTGGATAGAGAACAAAATGAACCAAAAAATTAACCACATATTAAAAACTGAGGATGTAGATTATGTCATTGCTTCTGATACTGATTCTATCTATCTTAATCTTGGGCCTTTGGTCGAGGTTATATACAAAGAACGAGAAAAGACTACTGAGAGTATTGTTGGGTTCCTTAATAAGATCTGTGAAATGGAATTTGAAAAGTATATTGAGAGTTCTTACGAAACGTTGGCCTCGTACGTCAATGCTTATGACCAAAAGATGATCATGAAGCGGGAGAATATCGCTGATCGTGGTATTTGGACTGCAAAGAAAAGATATATTTTGAATGTCTGGGATAGTGAGGGTGTAAGATATAATGAACCCAAACTTAAGATCATGGGTATTGAGGCGGTCAAGTCATCAACCCCTGCACCATGTCGTAAAGCTATCAAAGATGCATTGATTGTGATGATGAGTGGTACTGAAAATGAAATGATTGATTTCATTTCTAATTTCCGTCAGGAATTTAAATCTTTACCGCCAGAAGAAATATCATTTCCCAGAACTGTAAGTGATGTTGTCAAGTATAGAGGTAGAAATGCCATCTATGAAAAGGGTACACCAATTCATGCAAGAGGATCACTTCTATTCAATCATCATATCAAACGATTGAAGTTGGAAGGTAAATATTCCTTGATTGGTAATGGTGAGAAGGTAAAATTCTGTTATCTTCGGAGTCCTAATCCTATACATGAGAACGTAATGTCATTCATTCAAGACTTTCCAAGAGAGATTGGCCTTGAGAAATATGTTGACTATGACCTCCAATTTGAAAAAAGTTTTCTAGACCCCTTGAAAATTATCCTAGATGTGATACAATGGAATGTAGAGAAAACAACTACCTTGGAATCCTTTTTCTTATGATTGAAGTATTACTACAGAATGAACCATATAGGTATGTGAAAATGCCTAAAAAACTTGAGAATGGTCAACCAGATTATCGTATTCAGAAGTGGAATAATCACAATGGATACAAAGACATGTATCTTTGTGACAACTTCATGCAGTTCAAAACTGCGATTGATGATTTTGAGTATACAAAGTGGTTAGACCCAGCTGGTGTACCATGTTATATAAAGGAGGACTAATGGATTTACCAATAGATGACAATGATTTGGCCACAATTGTTTGGTTTACTAAACATTTGATTGGTGCAGAAGAACTTCATAACAAATTGAAGTTAGTAAAAGAAGTTAGAGATGAGAACCCTGGCGGGCCTTATAAGAAAATACTTCGTGAACAACATGGAATGGTAATTTAATGGACTTTCTAAAAGAGATAGTAAAAGAGATTGGTGATGAGTACACCCAGATTGCAGCAGACATAGATGAAACAGAAAGATTCATCGACACAGGATCACACATCTTTAATGCAGTGGTTAGCGGTTCCATTTATGGTGG